CTCGTCGATCTGCTGCTGCAGGCGTAGGGCGTCGCCGGTTAGGTCGTAGAGGGTGGCAGGCATAGGCGAGTGGTGCAGACCCGCCAATCGTACCGCTTAGGTTCCGGTTCTGCACCTATGATGGAGCAGATCCGTCACATCCGCCCCGGTGCCCGCCAGCTCTGCTCAGTCCTGGTGGCTCGACTCGATCGGGCGCATCCCCCTGCTCTCCCCAGCCGAGGAGATCGAACTCGGCACAGCGATCCAGCGGTGGCAGCAGCACCCCGACCCGTGCCCACCAGGGATCCGGCGCCGCGGCCAGCGGGCCCGTGATCGGTTCGTGAGCGCGAACCTGCGGCTGGTGGTGGCGTACATCTCCAAGCGCTGCCACAGGCTCACCCGGTCCTTTGACCGCGAAGATCTGACCCAAGCCGGGAACATGGGCCTGATCACCGCCGCTGAGCGGTTTGATCCGGCGAAGGGGTACCGGTTCTCCACCTACGCCTATTGGTGGATACGGCAGGCCATCAACCGCTGGGTTGATCAGCACGGCCGCGCCATCGCCATCCCTGGCAGCCACTGCCAGCACCTGGCGAAGCTGGACGCCATCACCCGGCGGCTGGAACGGGAGCTGAGCCGCACGCCGACGCAGGCGGAGATCGCCGCAGAGCTGGGCGTCAGCCTGAAGGTGCTGGGGCAGGTGATCGAAAACGGCCGGCCGGTGGCCTCGCTGGATCAGGTCGTGACCGATGACGGGCTAGAGCTGGGCAGCCTGTGCGCCACCTACGACCGCACGCCAGAGGATGAGGAAGAGCAGCGCGAACGGTGGCGGCAGGCGGAGCAGCTGCGGGGGCTGATCGCCAGGTTGGCGCCGCAGGATCAGCGGCTGCTGTCCCTGGCCTGGGGCCTCGACGGGGTGGAGATCCCCCGGGGCGAGCTGGCCCAGCAGGAGGGGCTTTCGACACGGGCGCTGGAGGTGCGGCTGGAGCGGCTGCAGGCGGCACTGGCGTCGCAGTCGGTGCAGCTGGTGCTGGTGGCGGTGGAACGGGGGACGGTGGAGCCGAGGGATCGGAGCAGGCGGAAACGCGAGCGGCCTGATCAGCTGGTGCTGGTGCCGGTTGAAAGGGTGAAGCCCATGTCACCGGCGCTGCGCAGGGTTGGGGGATTCCCTCGGAACTGGGTCTGTCTCGGTGATCGGCTGCGGGTCGCTGCTGCTGGGGGGAGTTGGTGAAGGAGTGACCCGCCTGTTTGGGCATCGCTGAGAGGCCTGGCGGGTGTTGCTGGGGTCAGGCTACAGCGACCGCTCGATGCGCTGCAGCTCATCACGCGCCTCTTCTTGGCTCAGGCCGCAGTCAAAGCAGTTGGCCTCGTCGATGGCCGCCGGAGGCTCACCCTTCCTCGCTTGCAGCCGCTTGAACGCCGCCTCGCTGATCACCACCGGCGGCGGGCTGGTGAAAAGAGCCGCCGCCAGCCGCTCCTTCAGCGCATGGCGATCTTCCAGCAGCGCATGGATCAGCTCAGCCTCTGTTATGCCGGACTGCAGGGCGCGGTGGACGAGCCAGTCTTTGTGCGCCCAGTCGCCCAGCGATTCGCGACTGACTCGGCGTGATGGTGATTCGTAGCTGGTCATGGCTGATCTCCTGGTGATGGTGTTCTAGATCGCTGCCTCGCCACCCTCTCCCGGTTCCATTCCCGCCCGGCTGGCGACTGCTTCCAGCACCGGGAGCACAGCGGCGCGGTGCGGTCGCTGATCACGGTGCGGCCGCACTCTGGGCAGGTGGGGAGGGCGGGGATGTCGCCCGCCAGGCGCAGTCGATGGCGGGCGGTTTTGTCGCGGCTGGGTTGGCGGGGCATTAGGCGACGTGCCAGCCGTGCTCTTCATCCCAGCTGATCAGGCTGGTCCAGCTGGGCATGTTTGGGTCGTAGGCCTCCTCCAGCACGGGGCGGAGTTCTTCGGTAGTGACTTGAATTGAGCCACCCTCGGCGGCCCAGAGGTGCAGGTTGAATCCGATTGAGGTTTGCCGTAGCAGGTCTTCAACTGTGGGGGTGTCCATGATGTTGTATGCAGTGGAATAGGTGCCGGATAGGCTCCGGCGGGCCGTGGGGTGGGTTAGATGATCTGAACGAAATCGCCGTCCTCGAACATCCGAACGACCCAGCCGCGGCCGTTGTGGAAGAGGTCAAAGGTCTCACCGGGGCAGGCGGTTTCGATCGCGACGGCGAGAGTCTCTTCGGCGCGGGCTTTGCCGGCTTCGTTGTCGCGGTAGATGGTGGAGGAGTAGCCGATCTTTTCGAGGCTGAGCATGGCTGGCGAGTGGTGGTGAACCGTTCCCGGTTCGGTCCCCTCACTGTAACCCGTGGGGCACACCCTGGCAACCCATCACCGGGTCAGTTCACAAACTGTTACCGCTTCCCCAGCTCCCGCGCCCACTGGTGATGCTCACCCGTCGGCGCCCCCAGCGGCGGCGCGCCCTTTAGCGCCAGCTCCACCTGCAGGTTGGCCGCCTTGCGCTGCAGCTCAATGATCAGGTGCTGCTGCTGGTACCATGCCTGGATCAGCTCATCGCAGCGCTCCGCCAGCTGGTCCCGGCTCATGTGTGCAGCGGCGCGGCGGTCGCGCTCCATCTCGAAACAGCTCGACAGGCTGAGGGTGAGATCGAGGCCCAGCATGTCCGCGCAGCAGTTGGTTCAGTCTGAGCAGTGCGAACCCCCGCCCTACATCACCGTGGAGCGTGACGCCCGTGGCGGCGCCTGCTGGGTGGTGGTGGGGCTGGGCACGGAGGTCCGCTGCTACTGCGGCCAGCGAGCGGTGGCGATGCTGGAGATGATGTGCGCCTCTCGCGGGATCCCGACGCCTTAGGCAGTGGGAGCAGCGGTAATCTCGACGCCGCCTTTCTTCCTGGGCCTCAGCGTCAGCCAGATTCCGCCCAGCGACTTCGGCATTACGATCCGCTCCACTGCCCACCCGCCAGTGCCGGAGAACTCCTGTTTGTAGGTTCCCGTCTGCAGGTGCCAGCGCTGCTCAATCCAGACCTTGCCGTTCTCCGCCACCCGATAGCAAGGGTGGGCCACCATGCTGCGCTCATGGTTGTGGCCGTTGATCACCAGGTCGGCATCCGGCGCCACCTGCGCATACCTGCCGCCGCCCATCGTGCCCTTGGTCACAATCCCGCCCCAAGCGCCGTGGTGGAAGAACAGCGTGCAGCGCCGCACCCGGCCGCCGTCGCGATTGTGGAACACGAACCGCACGAACCCCTGATAGCCCATGTGCTCAGTCGGTGCGCCGGCCGTGCGCATCAGACGGGTCACGTTCTCCAGCGGGTCGATCTCCTGGTGGTTGACGATCGCCGTTTCGTGATTCCCGTCGCCCATCATCAGGATCCTGTGCTGCCACGGTTTCAGCCACCCGGCTGATTCCTCAAACACCAGATCGAAGTAATTGCCGCCTAAGTGCTCCGGTCTGATGTCACCCTTGCCGCCGCGACGGTCCTTTTTGCCCTGCATCAGGCACAGCACGTCGCCGAAGAACAGGGCGTGGCCGTTGCGATCCTGCATCTCATTGAGATGCCTGGCGAACAGCGCCCGGTCGCACTTCGGGTTGTCTAGGTGGATGTCTGAGGCCAGCAGGAAGGTCGCCGTGTCGGTGGTGACCTCATAGGGAATCCGTATCTCCAGCAGCTGAGGCGAGAGCCTGGTGGCGGTGATCGTCACGGCTCAAGGGCTGGGGATACTTCAGTGTGCGGACTACTACCAACCCACCCATCAATCCGCGCCGCACGCTCTACGCAGTGCCAGTCCTGGGCCTCAAACCACTCCCGCCAGTCCGTCGAAGACTTGGCCCCGTTGCACCGGCGGCAGGCTGGCACCAGGTTCTCAGCCACCGTCAGCCCGCCCCGGGAGCGCGGCAGCACGTGGTCAAGGGTGTCCGCCGGGTCGGTGCAATACGCGCACTGGCTAGCCCAGGCCTCGAAGATCCGGCGGCGGAATCGGGCCTTGGTGATTTTCTTGGGCTGGAGCTCGGTCTGGTTGATCTCGTGACCGAAGGGCATCAGCGCTCAGCGATGACTGCCCATCCCGTGTTTGCGCCTTCCACCATCCACCGTGGGCCGAAGTTCCGCCGGCTGTACCTGGCGAACCGGGCCACGCCTCCCAGGGTGGCGCCGCTCACCAGATCGGCCTCACCGAACGGGTCGTGCACGACCAGGTGATCCTTCGTGTAGCCCACCACGATCAGCCAGTGGCCACCGCCGGAGGGTGCCGACACCGGGCCGCGGTGCAGGAACCCGACCGGCACGGGCACGCCGCGGTTGATCTGCTGCTCCAGATCGGCGAACCCGGCCACCTTGTTGAACTTCGCCCGGATCCCGAAGCTCGACAGCGCCCGAATCTGCGCGGTCGGGTCGGTGGTGTCGCCGTACTGCTGGACCCGCTTCAGATACTGATCGTCGCCATTGGCGCCCTTGAGGGTCTCGGGCTTGAGGTACTGCAGCAGCATGGCGCAGCTGGAGCTGAAACACATCCGCGCCGCCTGGGCCCGGTCGGCGCTGTCCATCTGCGCGTACCAGGGCACCTGCAGCGGGTTGCCGTGGCCGCCCTGCTGCTGCAGCTCCACCACCGGCCGCCCCGCCTGCGAGATTGCCGCCACTGCTCGGGCGAAGTAGGCCTCCCGATCCGCCAAGCCGTTGGCGGGGTCGCGGCCGTTGACTTTTGCCGAAACCTGCCGGCAGCTGGCGCCCTGATCCACGAACGCATTGATCGCGTTCAGGTGCCACCAGAACCCGGCGCTGGTGAAGGGATACCGGATCGACACGTAGGACGCCCCGTCCATCACGTCTGGGTCTTTGATGTAGTCGGCGAAGCGCTGGTAGTTGTAGCGGCCCGTGAGCTGAATCGCCCCGGCGCCTCTGAACCGGCGACCGTCACCGGTGCGGGTGTTCCCCAGGTCCTGCCGGCCTTCGTAGGCGTCGCCGCTGGCGAGCTCCAGCATCCACCGCAGGCCGCCGGATTCGTGGCCGACCTGGGCCAGGAAGTGCCGGATCCTCGCCGGGGTGTTGATCGCGAATCTCCGCAGGCAGGAGTTGAGATCCGCCAGCTGCGACGCGCTGGGCGATCTGGTGAACACCGCCGCGGCCTGGGCCATTGTCACCAGCTCGGCGGGCGGTGCCGGCGCTGCAGGGCTGCCCTGTGCCCGCCAGCCGTCCGTGAACTCCTGCAGAATGTCCGGGTGATCCCTCAGGCGTTCATCCAGTCGGCCCAGGGCAGCCAGCTGGTGAGGGGTGATGGTACCGGCGCGGGCGAGATGCTCGGCGGCGCCGCGAACGGTGGCGAAAGTCATTTCAGATCGGGCAGGCGGTCGCCAGTGGCGTGATCGGCGCGGCGGTAGAGCCGGCGCCAGGTGGGCTTGACGACCAGCTCTGCAAAGCCGGTGGTGAGGGTCCACATCGCCAGCCCCAGCAGCAGGTCAGCGTTCGGGTGCAGCGTCATGCGTCGGGGTCGGTGGGTCGGCTGGATTCGCGGCGGTGGAGGGCCGGGTTCTTGGTCCAGTACCCCACGACCCCGCCCGCAGCCGCGCCCAGGGCTAGGTCGGAGGCGCGGGTGATCATGCTGTGGCCGGTCATCCAGCAGCTGTCCAGATCCTTGCCAGCCACACGGCAATCGATGATGTAGCCGACGCCGCCGACGATCGCCAGGCCGGCTGTCACGGCCCCCAGCCACGCAGGTGCCTGGCGGGTCATGCCGGGTTTCATTTTCCCGCCTCCGACCGTCGCTCTACGTCCCTGAGCCGCTCTTCGTGGTCTCTGAGCATCTCCTGAATCCCCCCAAGGATGGTGGTGGTTCGGGCCTCGAATCTGCCCAGGCCGTTGGCGATCTTCCAGAGGGCTGTGACTCCTGCGCCGCAGAGGCCGAGAGCGGCAACAACGAACTCGGGTCCCACTGGTGCTGCGGTTGTATCTGTGGTCAGTCTGCGGACCCCGCCCTAGATCACCTGCAGTAGCTGCACCGTCACGTCGAACAGCAGGCCGCTGCGGTGGGTTTCCGCAGGCTCAGCGGCATAGACCCAGGCCGTGCCAAGCGGCACGATGTTCGCCGGGTCGCTGTGGCCTGCCCAGATCACGTTCGGCAGCAGGAATGAACGGGCGCCACCGTGCTGCCCCCGGTAGTGGTTGCGGATCTCCTGGGCCTGGTCCTGGCCAATCGTTTCGTAGACCAGCTCCAGGTTGACGCCGTAGCGCGTATCGCCATGCAGGAACCGCACCGAGCCGCCGCCGAAGCCCGTCTCGGTGGTGACGGGGAACAGGCCGAAGCCGTAGCGGCGCTTGGAGGGTCGAACCGCCGGGAAGCTGGCCATCAGTTCTGCAGGGTAATCACGCTGCTGCCGACGCTGAAGGTGGTGTTACTGGTGGTGACGTTCCCTCCGAAGTCGTTGTAGAACACCAGCAGATCATTGGCCGCGGTGCCCGTGGACTTGTAGACCACGGCGCCAGCAGCGGTGATCGTTGAGCTGGCCCAAGATTCGGCGGCGAACGTCAGCGTGGTGCGGTCGTTCGCGTTGTCGCGGGCCACGGTGCAGGTCACGGTCTTGCCGCCAGCGGTGTATCCGCCCGATGCCGCCACCTCGTTGGTCACGTCGGCCCGGTCGGCGTGCGTGTCTTTGTTCGGGGTGTAGCTGCTGGTCACCAGCATCATCTTGAAGGTGTTGGTGTCCAGGTCGATGTTGCCCCGGGCCAGGTCTTCGTGGAACGAGTTGTAGATCAGGCTGGCCATGGTGGTCTGGGGTTTGGGGTCAGGCTAGGGATCAGGAATCAGGGAACGGCGCAGTCGGTGGAGTGAAGTTGGCGGTGTAGCGGGCGACGCCTTTGGTGATGCGCACTTCGTCGATGTAGCCAACAAAATACCTAGGCGACACACTGGAATCTCCTAGCCTGATTTTGGATAGCGTCAAAGTGGAGCTATCAGTCTTGGTGCCTAAGCCTACTCCGTTTTTGTAAAGCGTGCTAACGCCTGAACTTCTAACCAGGGCAATATGGTTCCATTCATTCAAATCAAAAGAAAGACCGGTAGCGAATAGAGCGCCACCGTTTAGCTGCACTCCTGGGGCAAATGAGCTTGCCCTAATAAGCAAATTGCTTTCGTTGTTTGCTGATAGAACTGTATCAAGCTGAGTGCCGCCCATGCCTGTCCTAAAAACCCAAAACTCAATTGTAAAATCTCCGTCGAAAGTAAATGCACTATTGCTCGGTGTAATAATTGCGCCACCGCTAACGAAATTGCCTGATGACCCGCCAAACTTCGACTGCGCTGTCGATACCGTCACCGTGCCGCTTTCGATTGACATCGAAAACGCATTTGAACTGCTGTCTGTAAACGTCGTCGAGCCGTTGCTGCCATCCATGTGCAGCAGCAGCGAGACGTTAGCGAAGTTGGGATCTGTCGAGGATGTCCCGCCATCTGCTGCTCCAGCTACCAGGCTCAGGCTGATAGTTTCGTTAATTCCAAGCGCTCCAGTATTTGCGGATCCTCCTATGGCAAATCCTAAATACAAGGCTCTACTGATTCCATCAATCTCAACATCACCGAACACCTCGCCAGGCTCTAGCGACAGCGCAATGGTTTTATTGATGCCGTTCAACGCAACAAACGCCGCGCCTCCGGCCACGGACAGCGTAATCGCTTCGCTGATCCCGGGCGCATACTCGCCACTATTAGCAGCGCCAGCGCTCAGCCGCAGCCGCAGGAACAGGTCGGCGCCAACCACGCTGGCGGCAACAGGCGGTACGGTCTCAAGCGTCAGGCTGACGTTGTGGCCACCGCAGGGGAGATCCTCAACTGAGCCTGGCCCCGCGTACCGCCAGATGTAGTTGCCTGGCACGTAGTCGGTGATGCTGCCGTAGCTCACCACCTCAGTCGGCAGTGCGAACGACCTGAACTCGCCGCGCCGGCCGTTGTAGTGGTTCCAGATGTCCAGCATCTGCGCCTGTGTTAGGCCCAGGAATGTCAGCCGCAGTTGTGCCGACAGAAAAACATTGCTGTGCCTGACGCGATTCTGCGCGCCGCTGAATCCGCTGAATGCCGTGGCAGGATACTCGCCAGGGGTGAAGGTGCGAGAGCTTGGGATTAAGGCGGGGAAGGTGGTCATGACCCGCCAGACCCCGACCACTGCGCCAATACTTCATTCCGATCGTTTGAAAACTCCCATCCGCCTGAATGGGTAAATGTTGTAATGATTGGCGGTTGATTTGTTACTCCTGCAATTACCCTAGCGTCAAGCGGTAGTCCGCTTTGGCTTTTGAATTCAATCAGTGAGCCACCAATGGCAAAGCCTTCTAGCGCTCCTATCGTTCCACTTGCCCACCAAAGAAGAAATCCCCCAAGCCCTGGTGTTACTCCAGTACCGAAAAGAGCGCCGCCAGGGTCGCTTGTCGGGAACCATCCAGTCTCACCAGTCTCGTCAATGTATCTGTAATAAGTATATTGAGTCGGATCAAACGGCGGCTCTGGCTCAGAATCAGCCAGCAAGCACGGATCAGTGATATATGTCTCGCCATCATTTTCATATTCAAAGGAGACGAATCGGTAGTTCCAGTCATTGGCGCCCAGCACATTGGAGCCAATCTCATCAGGCGGGAAGGCCGGAATGGAGAATCCTGATCTCGGCACACGCACCGCCGATCCAGGCACCACGTTGCCGTCTAGGTCTAGGTTGCCAATGATTGCAACGGTCGGGGTGTCTTCGGGCACGCCCTGCGGCGGCTGTCCCTCAAAGGAGTTTTGTTGCGGTGCTGGGCAGGCAAGCACCACGTTTGGTCGGAGATCTAGTGCGTCGCCTGGGTTGGGATCGGGTTCAGGGAGCCCGCCGCCGCCGCCACCGCCGCCGCCGCCGCCGCCGCCGCCGCCGCCGCCGCCGCCACCGCCGCCATCAATCGGCACCTCAGGATCAATCGGCGTAATCTCCCCGCCCGGGTCAGGATCGGGAATCGTCCAATCATCGTCAGGGATCTCGTCGTCATCCTCTGGCGAGTTCAAATCACAACCCAGTCCCGTCAGGTTGCAGTCGTACAGATACCCCGTGCCCTGCGCGTTCACCACGTCCAGGGCGATCAGGCTGCGCAGCTGGGAATCGACTGGCATATGGCTGAGCTCATAGCCCACGTCGCCGGCCAGGGTCTTGGTGATCCGCTCCACCTGGTAGATGTAGTCATGGAATGCAGAGCCACCGTTGAACGGATCCCGCGCCAGCCGGACCCGCACGATGCTGCCCTGCTGGAGCAGGGTGTTGTGCGCCTGCGGCCGCACCTTGAATCGGATCGTGTGGGTGCTGCGCACACGCTTGGAGAGGATGTAGGCGCCGACCTTTACGGCGTGATCTTCGCGGGTGCAGAACGCGCTCAGGTCGTGCGATTCGTAGGGGCCGCTCTCTGCTGTGCCTTGGTACCGCACCTCTGCGGTGCGCATCATCCCCAGGCAGTCCTCAAACTCCTGGCGCCAGATCATCTGCGCCACGAATGGCTGGCTGCTGCTCCAATCGCTGTAGCGAATATCGACGGAGCCAGGGACCACCAAGTCGTCGTTGAACACGTACTCCACGGTGAGCGCCGTAGTTTTGATCGTGCCGTCGCTGTTCACCGGCAGCAGCGGTTTCAGGCCCTGCCGCCCGTTCGCCGTCGCTGGCCTGAGTAGGTGGTAGCGGCCCCACCGGCTGAGCAGGTCGCTGTAGTTGATCGACTCCCTGATCCAGCAGTTGGTGGTGATGTCGTTGGCGTCGAGAAACCGGCTGGCATCGGTGATCGAATCGGTGTCGATCAGCGGCAGCGGGATGCGGGCCGACTTGTCCATCAGCCAGTACGCCAGATCAGCGAACGAATCGCTCGGCGCTGCGGCCTGGTTGTCGAGCCAGCGTTTCACGTCCATGCCCTCCCGCACGAACACATGAACCTGGCGGTTCCACACGTCGAATCCATCAGGGATCGTGACTTCAAAGGAGAGCGTGCTGATCCCCCGGTAGCGGCCGACCGAGCCGCAGTGGTAGGTAGCCTCGGGCTTGTCAAATCCCTCCCGCAGCTGGATCACGTTGGCCGGCTCCCAGCTCCCGGCGCGGCGGTCGTAGGTCTGCGCGGCGCTGCCCACCCGGCACTGGCGTTGGAAGATGTCTCGCACCTGGAGCTGGCCAATCTGGCCTTCGCTCAGGACCAGGTGGTAGTAGGCCGTGACCGCGTTGTTTGTGTCGTTCTCGAACCGGCATTCAGTGGCCTTCGGTGAAATGAACACCCCGCCTGTGCCGTTCCGCCTGCGGCCGAACACGATGGGCACCGGATCGCCGATCACGTGTGCAGCCTGCTGCACGTCGAGCGGGTTGTTGCCCTCTGCGCCGCTCTGCTCCGATGGAGTCGGGGTCTGGCCGGCCTGGATCGCCAGCAGGGCCAGGGGGGCGGTGCCGCGGATGAACGAACTCATAACCGGCACCCCACGCCCATGAGCGCTGTCGTCAGTGTGCGGGGCGGCACTGTTGCGCCGACCGGGGCCAGTGCGCTGCCGAGCTCCAGGGTGA